GTATCTGATATTCTAAATGTTTTCCACCATTTTTTATCTGTTTTATCTTCATCGAAATATATATGAGGAGTTAAAGGATTTACGGTAGTATTAGTTAATCTTATATGCCTGGTTTCAGAAATTCCAGGATAGAATATATAATTAAATTCTCCATATTCTTTCGGGGCATCATCATTAACTGGTAATTCTGGTTTATGGGGTATTATTTCTAATGTAATATCAGCCATTATTTACCTCCGGTTAATATACCTTCTATTCTATTTAATGACTCTTTTATATGTGTATAATGTGTTTCCGTAATTGTCTGTCTATTATTTAAAGATTTTACATCTTCTTCTAAACTAGGGACTCTAATAATACTAGAATATAACATTCCACAGGTAAATATAAATGTTAGAACCCAAAAAATATATTTTTCTGTTCTTATATACATTAATCCTCCATTGCATCTGAAGTATCAAATCCAAAAGTGCTTCTTGCTGAATCAGATCCAGGTGGAACTATAGTAGCTATTAACTCATCGGCTCTTAATTTATATACCTGGCTTAATGCCTGATATTGAACATAAAATGTTTTTTTATCTGAATCTGCTGCTGAAGCATTCATATCTCCTGTAGAAAAATTATTATTATCAGAACTCATTAACATAACAATTTTAGCTTTTTTATCAAATAAAACATACAATGCATAGTATATTGAGATTTCTTTTACAAGTAATGTAACATGTGCAAGTACAACCGCATCATAAAATGTTTCCCATTCTTTTAATATATAATCAATACGTGCATCCGCTTGAGTAATAGCATCAGTTTTTTCTGTTGTACTAAATTTTATTTCTGGAACTAATGTATCATTGTCTATTCGTGAATATGCATCTAAATCTGCTACTGTAGAATATGGAGCTGGCATAATCCCTCCTAAAAAATATATTGTGGTGTAGGCTGTTACACCTACACCACAATTATATTATATTACTTATTCAGTTGTCTGTGCTGTCAATCTACGATATGCTCTAGGCTGAAGAACGCCAAGAATCGTACGAAGCCAGATATTCGCATTTGCAAGCTGACGAGATTCTATATCCCATGAATCGATTGTCAAAGGAACTCTGTCGATAACGGCAAAGCTGAACCTTGAATCAACAACATAAGTTGAATCTGAATCAGTAGAAAGCGTTTCCTGAGGTCTCTGGTAATCACCAGTGTAGGTTTTTAGCTGACGTACATATATCTTGCAACCAAGAATCTTTGCAAGCTCACCGCTCTGAATAAATGTAGTTCCGCCCCAATATGAAGCATCGGGAAGATCTGCATCCTTCATTAACAGTTTATAACCATCACAGTTCATTATGATTACATCGGCTTTATAAAAACCATCGCTGTCACAAGGAAGATCAACTACTGCATCGATTAAGTTATCAAGATATGACTGTCCTGCGGTGGGATCTACTGTATTTGTATACGTTGTTGCCCTTGCACCACTAGACCAGTAATAAATATCCGCTAAACCTAAATGATCTTCTTTTTGAGTTACTTTTGCACCCATTAACTGGTTATTAACACCAATCAAATCTATGGGTGTATCAGCAAGAGCTTCATACGACCACATAGGCCGTTTCATGATCTTGTTATAAGTAAACTCGCTTTTTTCATAAGTAACTGTATCGATAAGAGCCTCGGCTCCCTCGTCAACTACCTGTGCATCTTCTGTGTCATCTGCTCTACGAATCCATATGGACTCCCCAGAATCTTTAGACACTACCGGACAAAAATCCCTAAAAAGCGGATTACTGGTAGCACCTAATACTATCTGGGCTAGAAATTGCGCTGGAACTATAGCTGAAGCTTCAGTATTTCCAAAAAATTCACGAAATAAAGAACTTTTTGAAAGCTTAAGTTCAGTCATTTTATCAGACAATTTCTGAATAGATTCAGAACCTGTACCAAACTGTTCTTTAAAATCTATCAAATTATATGATTTTATCATATTATATCCTCCATTAATTAATATATTTCTCCTACAAATACCATATCGAACTCTTCTCCATCATCTGCGCTTTCTAATGCAAATCCCGCGGAATCGTCAGTATCAACAATCCATTCTCCCGGAACTGTTGCATCGCCTCCTACTTTTTGACCATAAACTATTGTATCACCAGCAGTTACACGAATAACCGGACCAGCAAGTAATACTGGAATACAATCATATTGTCCACTAGCGTGCGGTTGAAGAGATACACCCTGAACGAATTCATCTTGATCAGTTTGAATAGTAACCTCATAATCAGCACTAACCATAATCGCTGCGCCTTTTGGTATGTCAACTGTAGGATCTGCTTTAAAACTAACTACATGAGTTGCTTCTGTTCTTTCCACTGTATTTTTAGCCATTTGTATTTCCTCCGTTAAGTATTTTTTTTGCTATCTCTCTTGGAGATAGTTTATCCTCTTCTTTCAATTTAATCTCTTTTTTAGGTTCTCCTTCAATCACTATAACTTCGGGATTAAATATTTTACTGCCTTCCGTAAAAAATTTATCTTTGAGTACAACAATCTCTTCTGTAGTAAAACTTTCAAAGAATCTTTCTGAAAGATTCTTTTCGTTAAAATTAAATTTATCGCATAAAATTCCATATTTGATAGCTTCATTAATTAAATCTTTTCTTTCTAATTCCTGAAGATCAAATTTCCCCTGTAATTTTAATATCCTTACTTTTATATCATCATTCTTTTTAATCAAAAATCTTGCTAATTTAGGTATATCCGCCAAGTCTCCTGTATACGATAGATTCGTATTAGGTGGAGTAACTTTAAGAGCGTTTTCCAGATTACTAAGATTCACTCCCATAATTTCCAGATTATCATAGAATAATTTGAATATCATATTAATATCTTCGCCTTTGAGACCTTGAGATAATTCAGGAACGATATCAGTTCTAAATTCTACTATCTGAACACCATATTTAGATAGATTTCTTATTAAAAACCCTTTAGATTCATCAATATCATTCTTAAGATCTGTAAGTGTGGATAAAATATCTATTTTATATGATATTACTTCCGCTTCTTTAGCATCGAATTTATCATTCATTTCTTTGATAAGAATGTTCATTGCAATATAATTATCAGATAATTCTTTTATTTTACTAAGTAATTCCTCGCGGGATGTAGTAGATTCCTTGGTTATGGGGTTTAAAGATTCCATAATTAAAGGAGTTAATACTTCTTTAAGATTCTCTATCTTTAAGAATTTCTTCATCTCATCATCTGTTAATATTTTAGCCGCGTTAGATCCCGGAACAGCTACAAATGAAGATTCAGCAACAAATCCTGTTCCTGACATTATAACATAACATCCATTTTGCCCGGGAATATGATCACATTGACGTATATCCTGACTGCATATTGAACATAATGGCATTTGAACCTTTGTAGCAATTGACATTTCTTTTAATATACCGCTGTTTATCTTATTTATTAAATCATCATTTCCTTGATTTAAAACATATAATTTAGCCATTACCCCATAGTGTTTTTCCTCATCAATAACCTGCCATGCTTCAAATATACGTCCAACTTGGGCATTAGCTGCATGTTGATGATCCTGGGAATCCCCGAATAAAATAGGGGAACCTATAAAATTTCCTTCACCTTGAGGAAGAGAAAGAAGCATATTCTGGAAATCTTTAGTATATTGAGTATGATTCCGTGTTATTTTATCGTCGATAAGTAATGCGGTATACACTGTTACATCTTTAGATTCAACAGGTGATACAGCAAATTTATTTATTTTTTCTAAATCTTCATCAGATATAGATTCTTTAAATTGATTAAATTGTATCCCCTCTAATATATATTTTTGTTCATCTGAATTTTTATTTTTTTTATCCTCTATGGGTTTATGCATTAGGATCCTCCTCTTTTTGTTTTGGTGACGCCTTTATATCCTTTACTTCAAGACCAAGCTTCTGTTGGCCATCCGCGGTTGTTATCATATTCATTTCTATTAAACTTTTAATATTATTTATTCTTTTAGTCTCTAATTCGAGATCGGTTGATTCATCAGTTATAATTGGTTTCTCAAACTCAAAAATAGGAAGATTTTTTAAATTATATATAGTTGCAATTAACGGCATAAGTTTAAGATTTATAACATGTGCCTGTTCTTTTTGATAACTTAATATACGACCTAGTAAAATTTCTATTTGTTTATTTAAATGGGTTTCTGTAGAACCATAATTATATCCAAGCACACCAGCCGGGAGTTTAAGACCGCTAAACATAGACTGCATGATTTCTTCCATCTCTATAGTTAATTTAAATTGCTCTTTTCCTCCGGCACCTATCATATTAATAGCAACATCACCAGCTGTAAAGAAATCCTGTCCTATTTCTATATCTTTAAATTTCTTTTTTAATTTAGTCAACCTATCATTAAGAACGTTTTGATCTAATTGTATAGCTGGTGTATAAGTAACATGGAATCTAGGGGATCCATATCTACGATAAATTTTAGACATAGAATCCTGCATTTCCAGCATTATACGTGTTATCCATGGTAAAGAACGAAATAATGAACGCCCATAAGGTTCATTTGTACTTTCTCTATTAGCTGAAAATAAAATCATCTTAGGGTTAATTTTTATAATTTTTCTCGCTGTTTCTTGTATAAACTCTATAATATTACCATAATCATCTCTATCCAATCTAAGTTCTTCAGTGGGTATTTCCTGAAACTTTTCAATTTTATCAAATTTTTTAGAAGGCACTATTTCAGCGCCATAATATCCATATATAAAATAATCATCAAGTATAGTTTTAAGAGTTTTATCAAAATTAGTTTTTTTGAGTTCATTAGTTATAAATTCTGCTTCTTTTGGATCATCACTATTAATTTTCCAACCGGAACATATCAAATCTGTATAAGCATTAATAGCACCATCTAAAACCGGAACATTATCATATAATTGTTTATATAAACTAAGAAAATTATCCTTAGGGGATTCATAAAGATATCCGTAGTCTCTTAACTTATATGATTGTATACTTTCTTCTACATCGAAAGAACTATGGTTATTAGTTATCTCTTTCTTTTTTTTACTTTTAAATAGATTTGAAAAAAAACTCATTTAATGCCTCCACTTATATTATATACAAATTTTATATATTAATACTAAATAACAGCGAAATTATCAGCTTCTTTTATTTCCAATTCATTATATAAACATAAGGCTAAACTATCTATAAAATCTTCGTCTTCACTGGAAAATTTTATATTCTTATTATCTGTATATTCAAATTCATAATTCAATAATTGCCTTATAAGAGTCGGATGATTTGGCAATTCAGTTTTCTTACCGCTCATAGCTGCAAGCAATGTATGCATAAGCTCACTTTTCATTGGATTGCCGTTTTTAGCAGTACTGTTAAATTTAACAGGGAACACGGTCATTGTTTTTGCCAATCTCTCGGCTAAATAAGGATTATATGTAGCATCTATTGCTGCATAATTAATTCCACCGTATCTTTTATTCTGAAATATAATTTCGTTTTCTATATCATCATATGAATTAACAGCCTTATAATCACACTCATATGTAGATTTATCGTTTTTCTTTTTATATGCTTTTATAAAAAACGGTATTATTTTTTCTTTATATTTCTTAGCTATCGTAACAACACACGGATCTCTTTCTAAAGATACATCCACACCCATCATTTTGAATAATTTTTCTACATCCCTAGGATCATCATTCCAGCTTAAATCAGCATTGATACACGATCTTATTATATCTTCATCAAAGAACTTACCTTCACCTGATATAAAATCAGCCATGATCTCTGATGCATATGATCTTAAATGTTCTCTGGATTTTATCCAATCTTTACTTATAAGTGGATTCCTATGGCTTTGTATTACATAACGTTTATAATTGTTGCTTTCACTTACCTCATAAAATCTTCCACGCTTTCCAAGTGGAGTACTGGATAATATTTCCTGACCACCAGTTGCTGTAAAATAATCTATTGACTCCCAGGCCTTTTCGGGTATATATGCAGCTTCATCTACTATTAATATACTTCCTTTAGGAACACTTATACCTCTAATTGTATGTCCGTCATTACCACATGGAAGGGAATATATAATAGATCCATTAGGTAGTTGTATAAGAGTTTGGGAACATCGTGAATCCTTACTTTCTATTTCCGGACGCAATAATTCGTTACTTTTAAAAAAATTCATTATATATCTAAATACCAAAGAACTTTGTCTTTGAGATGGAGATACGATAGCTACAACTGATTCTGGTTTTCTTATTACTTGTATAATAGCCTTTAATGCCAGAATATAAGACATACCTATCTGTCTTCCTTTACGTATATGCATTCTTATACTTTCATCTACTAATATTTCCTGCTGATAATCAAAGAGCTTTAATCCTAATAAATTCTCAGCAAATACTATAGGATTATTAAGATTCTTAATCATCTTATACTGTTTGTTGAAACTTAATTTAGAAAACGTTTCGATATTATAATCATTCATAAGAATATTATGTATCTCTGTTATGTCCATCTATTTTTCAATTTTCTAAGATATATCTTTCCTACAGCTATTGCGTGATTAAGTTCTTTCATCTTAAAAGCTTTATCTCTTGTTAGAAGTTTAGATGATTTAAGATCTGTAAATTTTTTAATTGCTTCTTTAATAGCTTTCTCAACTCT